CAGTAGCCAACTGTCCAGTTTCTTTGAAACGGGTTGCTTTTCTACCATAGAACTCCTTACTTTATTTATCATGAGTAAACCTCACTTCCTCTGTTATTCCACATTGCCGTAAAAGCCCCAGAAGCTGCAAATGTTATTGTTATGTTATCTGTTACTGTTTTATCTATCTTTTTAATTTGCCATCCTGCGGTACTCGTAGCTGTTCCGATAGGAGCTTTTCCTATATAGATAACATCCGTGGTGGTAGATTTATCGACTTCAGTCTTATAAATGGAAGATTGTGAAGTGACAGGTATTGCTCCACTGTTTAAAGTAACAAATGCGGGTATACCATTACTATCTTGATAAGGAGTCGCTCGTCCTCCGCCACCACCGCTAGATACTGGCTTATCAAGAATACCTTTTAATAACTTATTTGAGTCTTTTAGAAGCTTCTCTACAGCTTTGTTGTCAGTCTTATAAGTAGGTATCACTATCTTCTTGATAGCGGTTACAACGTCTCTTATGGACTTCTGGAGAGGTTTTAGGTCGAGTGCTTCTACATTAACTTTAGTCTCGGGTACATTCACGACAGGAGGATGAACTATAAGGTCTTGCTCTTTGACTACCTTCTCAACAGATTTAACAGCTTCCACTAAAGATTTGAATTGGGTTGTGTAGTCTTGCTCTTCTTTTTCTTTAGGTAGTTCTTTGGGTATCTTCTTAGCTTCTTCTAATATAGAAGTCATCACCTTAGTTACTTCGGATAAGTCAGTATTCTCATGAGTCTTCAAGGTCTCATGTAAAGAATCAACCGCCTGGACCACTCTGAATGCGTCTGGGGTGTTTATACTCTTTAGTTGATTAACTACCTGAGTTTTAGTAGTTTGACCTTCTAGGTATTTAATAAGTGATGTAACAGCCGATAAGATAGTATTCTGAACCTGCGTCTGAGATGTAATGAGTTCTTGATGACGATTGTCAGTTAATAGCTTATCAGCTTTTAAATCATTTATTGCTTTTAGGTTAGATGGATCCATGTTTCTCCAAGGACTAGGACAGTATTATCCTAGTCCTATTATATATCTATTTATAGGAAACCGTTACGTTCACATCATTAGTTGTTGTGAAGCCTACATATAAACCTGTCTTAAATGCTACGTTCAAAAGCACCGTTGTTGGTACAAATGGTGTAATAGTAAAAGTATGGTTAAAAATTTGTGTATTAGCTTCGGTGACTGAATCGTAAACAATAATCGAACCAGCAGTAGGAGCTGCATCGTTACAAGTAAATGTAAGTGAGTAAAGTATTCCTGCGCCAGTTTTTACGAGCGCATCTGCGGTAACTAGTGAGTAAATATATGGATCATTGTTCATATAACTAATCCTATGCTGCTCCGAAGATACCGCTTTGTGATACTGCTACCCAGTTAGTACCATCAGCGACTAGGGTGATATTATCACCAACTACTGCTGTAGCCTGAGTGTTAGTCAAGGTTGTTCCAGAGATAGCTGTACCAGTTGCAGAAGTTTTAGCTTTGATAGTACCACCAGTAACAGTGAAACCAGCTGTAGTACTAGATACATAGAATGTAAATGTAAGACCAGCAACGTTTGTAGGTAAAGTCCATGAAGGAGAACCTGAAGTTGCACGGTTAATAAATACACCGCCTGAGTTAGCAGCTGTAAGAACTACAGTAGCTCCTACTAGAGCACTAAATGTAACAGGACGACTTATACCACCAGTATTTGTGACAGCACCAGAAAAAGTGGTTGTTCCTGAAAAGGTGTTGTTTCCGATTGCTACGTTATCTCTTTGAAGTACGAATTTTGGCATTATATTGTCTTTCTTTAGTTAAAGTTCGAGATAATTGTTTCTTAGTATTCTGGAGATTGTTCTCTATACTATCGTTGAAACATTACTCTACTGATTGATATTTACTATTCTCGAGTGAATACACCCTTAACAGCTGTAATATTCCAGCCATCTACACCGTCACTAATCAATGTGACAAAAGAGCCAATTGGTTGTGATGTGAAGATAACGTCTTTATTATCAGCTGCAGTGATGTCAACACCTTGAATTTTGTCAGATGCATTAGGACTTAGTGAAAGTGTAATACCTTCTGCACCAATACGGAAAGTAATTGATTGACCAACTGCTGTAGCATGAAGCGTTACAACACAGGTAGCAGTAAAATTAAGAACTTTACCACAATCTTGAATGTCAGTCGTTAATGTGCTAGCACTAATATCTTCTTTGGTTTGGTAGCCGAAACCACCTAGGTTGACGCCTGCTGTGTCAATAGCCATTATTTATCTCCTTCTTTTTTAGCCTTGGCTTTTTCTTCCTTGGCTAGTTTTTCTTTTTGATATTGCATTTCAGCGAGTTGGTCGTTGAGTCGTTTCTGTGTGATACGAACTGCATCGTCCTCGACTTCCTGCAGCCATGCTGATTTTGTTGCTGTGGCCATATATATCTCCTTGATTAATATTATCTACTAAGCAGTCTTGTGAATAGCAAGAGTATAAATCTTGTTAAGGTCAAAGAAAGCATCGTAACGAATGCGGAACTCAAGCAAATAACCGTTGATACCAGGAGCATTGGTGTGGACTTTGTAGTCGTTCAATTTTTCTGGAGCAACGAGGTTAGATGGGTGAGTGATGATTAGGTCAGTATTTGAAGGCATACGGCTAGAAGGGCAGATAACGATTTTAACACCGTCGACTTCACCTAGGTCACCTGAGTTCAATTTGCTTTGACCTGAATCGCTATCAGTAACGAATCCACCCTGCTTGAGAAGGTTATAGAATGAAGCAATCATTACAGCAACACGTCCGGTTTCAGTACCTTCGTTGTTAGTAATATCAGCGTTCAAAGCTAGGAAGTTAGTGTAAGCGTTTGCTGCTGTTGAAGCACCGGCCGTTACAACAGCGTTACGAGCAGTGATGGTACCGTAGTTGCCACCGTTTGTTAGTGCACCAGCAGTTGCTAGAGCAGCTAGACGATATGTGTCAATTTCAGGAACGAGAACGTTCTTAGTAGCTTGAGCTAAGAATTTAGCAGGCTTACGAACTTCCATTGTATCCTGGTAATTGCTCATATCGATAGTGTTGGTCCATGAACGGTCACGAGCAAGAGTGAATGTCTGTACTGTGTCCTGTACTTCGTTAGGAGAACCGTATCGGTTGGCACCACTTGGAGAGTACGTATTCATTGTTGGATCTGTAAGAGTCCATACTTTAATAGCATTAACACCATCCCAACTCCAGTCAGTGTTGACAATAGAAGTTGTTTTGGCTTTTGCTTTTAAAAGTTCAGAAGTTTTGTCTTGAAACTTTGTTGCTAAGTTGATAGCCATTTTTTAATCCTTTTTATTCCTTTATTTATAAGCTTCTTCATCGAAGGCTTGTAAATCTGGGTCAACTTTTGGAACCTTGGGTGCTTTACTTGGAGGGGTAAACGTCTTAGATTTCTCTTTAACTTTATTTTCTTTCTGTAAAACACTTCTGATTCCAGTTAACTTACTTATGGAATCTGCTTTAGTTTGTAAGTATTCATATAAGTTTCCACGTATTTCGGTAGGATTCCCGTAAGCGTCGATAGTCACATATAATGCTTGAAACGCATCAAGTGCAGCATCGACTTCAGCCTTAACTTCAGGACGAGTATCATTAAGAATATCAAAATCCTTTAATGCTTTCTCATAACTAGTTGTTAATTTACTTGTATTGGTATCTACTTTAGTGTTATACGCTTCTACTTGTAGTTGTCTGAGAGCTAAGTCTCTTTCGTCCTCGGCTTCAGCGACATATTCTTGTTGCTGTTCCTTTTGGGCTAATTCTTTTTGCTTCTTCTCTTGGATTCGACGCTCTGCCATCTCTCTATTGAAGGCTTTTTGTCGTTCCTCATCAGACTGGACTTTTTCCTCTGGTTCCTCGGAGTCTTGCTTTACTTCATCCTCGGTTTCTTCGGACTCGCTTTCGGCTTCTGGTTCTGATTCCTCGTCTGCTTCTTCAGCTTCAGGTTCTTCGCCATCCATATCCTCAAGACTTACTTCGATGTCTTCTAGCTCAACATCTTCGCTCGAATCTACTTCTGCTTCTGCGGTGGTTGATTCATCATCAGCCATATGTTTCTCTCCCTTTATTAAATCTGTCGTTGTATAGGTGACGAACCTCGGTCTATTAAGTAGACGAATCTGTTGCCGGAGGAGGCAATGATGGTTAGCTAGCTTTTGGATTGAAAGTGGTGGGAACCTACAACCTACTAGCTAACCGTCGCTACTTCCTCTTTAAGAGGTTGTTACATAATTATTCCTCCATGCTTTATCATATCTCCTATGATGACTTACACATAATGACTGAAAATCATCTAAAATTCTTTTATATTCATGACTAATATTTGACCACTCAAAATGATTACTACAAGTTTCATCTTTTGATTCACATATACTAGCTTTTCCTTTATGTTCTTCGACCCAATAATGTAATACTCGATAACTACTCCTATTTGGATTCCAACGATGATTACGTTCACCTTTAGCTGCTTGACTAATTTTTTCTAATACTTCTTTAGTATATATATTAGTTTTCCCCTTATTCCATGGAATACTTCCTTTAAGTGAATTACTAATTTTTTTTCTTGTTTCAGTGGTTTGTGTATGACCTATTGGCATTTTATTTACCCTTCTTATCAATTAAAAAATGTCGATGGTTAGGATGTCCAGCAAATTCACATGACATAATTATTCCACGCTTAACCCAATTATGTTTAACTTGTTTAAGTTGTTCAACGTCGAACTCGTACTCATTAACATCTTCTATCTCGGTAGTCTCTTCAATAATAGGCTCTCTCATTTTCGCTCCCGTAAGATATTATCTAGTTTATTCTGAAGTCGTTTAAGATATTCTACATATTTCTTACGTGCCATTACTTCTATCATGAATAGTCTCTCGTCTGTAGCTGACTCTACATCGATGTTAGGTACATACATTACACTGTCCATTTCAGCTTTAATCTCGTCGAATACTATCTTAGCAACAGGCCTAAGTTGACCTCTCTTCTCTTTCTTGTCTTCAACAATATCTTTTCTTTGTTTCTCACTATGAGTTGTACCAAAGCTAGCGCTTGAAGAACCTCCATATAGTACTGAATCATCTCTAGCCATTGTTAGCTCCTTGTAAAGTCTTAAGATGGTTAACTACATCTTCGGGTGGATAACCTTGCGCCTCGGCTGCGAGAGCGGTTATAGCAGTGGTCTCATCTACTCCATATTGTTGCATGATAGCTTGGATGTTAGCTTGCATCTCAGGTGTCATCTCTTCTTGAGGTTGATTAGATTGAGCTTTCATTTCCATGGCTTGTTGTTTAGACTGCATATCCATTTGATGTTTCTCATCTGATTGCTGCATCTTCTGCTCTTGTATAGCTTGAGCCATAGGGTCTGGTTGTTGTTCAGGTATCCCCATTTGATTAGGATCTTGTCCCATCTGCCCTTGTTCTTGCATTGCTTGCTCATCTTCGGGGGATATATCAGTTATAATCTTGTCGTTGTCAGAGGTTAGTTTAATAATCTCAGCGAATAATTCACCTGTATCTAACTTCTTACCTGAAGCTTGTAATGCTTGCTCTAATGTAGGGTCAGAAGCTTTAAGCTCTGCTATCTTCATTAATCCCTCAAGTTTGTCAGCGTCATCTTTAGTCTTATCTATCTCAGGGTCTATCTCAAAATCAAAAGTACTTCGTGCTGTGTCCCATTGGATTTCTACTTGGTTAGATACTTCTCCATCTACTTCAGGGAATTCAAGTCCACCTTTCTGAAGGATTTCTCGCTCATCATCAGTAAGCTTCATGAGGTCAGTACCTTCCATATTAGCGAAGTGAGTGTTTATCATTGAACGAGCGACCGCTTCATATGTAACATATAAATTGTCTTTAAAGTCTTCATCATCTATTGAAAGTGAAGCAGCTTGAAACTTAACACCAGCTGGAGTCTTAGAATAGTTAGGGTCACCACTTCCTGAGGCTATAGATGTATCACCGGTAGGAATCAGTTGGTTGAGAGATGTCTTATACATACTCATCCTCTCTGGTAATTGAGAGTAAACACCATTAGCTAACTCTTCTCTTTTAACTACAGCGTTACCAGTGAACCAGAGAGCGTCCTGAGCGTATACTAATGACTCTATGTCAGCTGAATCTGCATCACCAGCAATATTGATAGGAGGTCGTAAACCTAATTGAGTAGCGAGTACATCAGCTTGTCGCATATAATCTAATACATTCTGTGTTCCACCTGCTAGTTTCACGATACCGATTCCGTAAGGGTTTATAAAGTCTTGATAGCAATATAAGTAGTGAACAGGTATATCTCCGGTAGGGTCTGGGTTCTTCCATTCACGTACAGTCTTATTGGTATCTGAATGATACATGTAAAAAGGAGCTTTAATACCTCGCTGGAACGCTATACAGAACTTAAAACCTTTAGGCTTAACATTCTTAGTCTGTTGCTGTCTAGGAGTATCTAGGCTTGAGCGTTCTTCTTTGTTGTCTGAAGATAAGATAGCTTCCAAAGCGGGTATGTTCCATTTATTATAAGTATCTGAATCCTCATTACCTGTCTCAGCCTTAGCTTCTTCAATCATGTTCTCGAGTTGAAGCTTCGTGTAGTATACATCCCAGAAGATTACATCTGAATCATAGTCTGATACCTTACCTGGTTCTAAGGTTACGTCTTGAGGTTGAGCGACTATAAAGTCTGATTGACGTTTACCATTCTTCTCTACAAATATAGTAATAAGTGGTACTGAACCATATGTTGCTGCTTTACGTACAGAGTCTTTCCATTTACGAGTGAAAGGCGCTTGAGTATTAGCACCGGGGATAATAACGTTCTGCCATTGTAGGTTAGCTAATTCACTTAACCATGCTTCATCTCTATCAATAGACTTGACAGTTCCTGTTAGTTTACTTGAGACTATTCGTTTAGGTAACTTGAATAGAGCAGCGGACAATGAACCATCGTTGACCTCAGGTAGATTAGGGTCTAATCCTTCTAGAAGTCCATTATCTGCTAATCGCTCAAAAGAAGTATAGTCTTCCTTCCATATATGTGCTTCTTGCTTGCTTTCTGTATAAAGAGATTTGAGGTCGGATTTGTTGATAAATGCCATGGTGTTCCTTATCGGTTCACGCGTGGTAGCAGTTCATCCGTTTATAATTGGATTATAACACAAGTGCTATAAAGTTAATATAGTTTTTTCGGTGATACCCTTGATTTGAACTTCCATTACATTGTAGGGCGTGTAGTACATATGATCCTTAGATTGATACATCTGTCTCAGCTCAGGGTCTCCTTGTAACATATCGTATTGCTTAGTAGTCATGAGTAGTACATCATAATGAGGTTGTATGATAGTCTTCTGTCTATCTTTTACTTGTTCGAGAATAACTTTTTTTAGTTCTTGGTCTTTTTCTTTAAACCCACTGATATCTAATACATTCATTCTACTACCCACCTTCTTGTTAATCGGTATCTTCCTTGCTGGTCTATCGCTATATCTAGATTAAGACGATGTGTCTCTTCTTTGGATAGTACACTCATTGCTTCGATTATATCTTTGAGTATCATATCCTTGGTCGAGAATATACTCACTTCATACTCTTGTTTAGTGTTAGATAAATCTCCATTATAATAACTCTGAATGGTAATCATCTTTCCGTGTTCTATATTAAACATGAAACTTAAGTCTCCCCGCTCTTTTAGGTAATACTCTCTTCTGTCTTGGTCTTAATGATTCGAACCCATATCTAGTAGCGTCTAAGAAGTGGTTCCATAAATCTATCGGTGTATTGATTATCTTCCCATCTCTATCTGTTTCCCACATATAGTTACGATATTCTTTAATCCCATTGATACTTCGCTTTGTGATACTAATCTTCTGGTCTTGGACATACTGAATACCCTGATTGACTGAGCCTTGACCTTTCTTAGTTCCTAACACGTTAATTCCATATAACATCAGCTCATCGATACTCTTAGGCTCCGCGCTGTCTGCCATGACTAGAGCTTTATCTACATTTAGAAGTACGTCTGCTATCTGTTTATTGGATAATCCTTTTTGGTAGGTAATCTCGTCTAGAATATATCCTCCATTGTAATAGTAGATAGCGACTATCGCAGTAGGGTCATTCGAATATCCAAAGTCTAATCCATATCGCTCTAATCTAGCTTCGTGAGGTATCTCATCTATAATTTGCCAACCTTTGAATATCTTACCTTCTACTTCACCGAGTTGTCCCATTCCATATACTGCCCACCATTGTTTGTTGTGTTTGTGACTCTCAATAGATTTAACGATAGCAGGGTCTAACGCTTCGTTATCTTTATAAGTAAGAGTTAGAAAGTCGTGGTCAACATGAGGCATTACTTCTTCATACACCCAAAACTCATTAGTAGGGTTGTAGTCTATCCAGATAATCTCTTTAGTTCTAATTTCTAACTGGTCATAGGTCTCATAGGGTATGTTGTTGGCTTCGTTTATAAATAACACATCACGTCTTGGTCCTCTAACTTTAGAAGGTTGGTCAGCAGAGAAGAACTCTAACTTACTACCAGTTTCGAATGTATATGTGTAGTTACTCTTGTTCCACCTATTATCTACAAGGTAGTTTCTATCTGTCATTATATTGATGAAGTCTCTAATAGAACCTCTTTGGAGATGAGGAAACGATTCACTTACAACACTTACTAGCTTACCTTCATGGCTCTGACAGTAATCTATCAACCACATCAGAATTGATATTGTCTTGGACGCTGAGGTGCCTCCAGGGACTATCCTTATTCTCTTATCTAGTTTAGCTATCTTATGTAACGCTGTAGTCTCAGCGAACATACTCATTATTCATCTTTCTTCTTGCTAATCCCACCTAATATTGGAGCTGGCATTTCTTTTCCTAAAGTAGTGTGGTCTATACTCTCTCGAGGTTTACCTTCTGCTCTATCGACTATTGCTTGATACGCTTTAATATCACCTTTTAAGGCTGCTTGTATAATCTTCAAATCCATCTGCTCTATTACAGTGAAACCTTCTACTTCTCCATTGATAGGATTCTCTAATCGTTGAGTCAATGTCAATAGTCTTCGTAATCTAGTAGAAGAATGTTCAATACCTTTAGGTTTATTAATACGTCTTGGATCACCTTTAACAAAAGGCTTCAAATTATCTATTGCATTTGGGTTATTTGCCATGACTCAATTATCACTCAATCTTATTCTTATGTTTACCATTCGCTATTGATATATGTTCCCATAGAATCAAACCCTTGTTGAGCTACTTCAGTGCGTTCTATGATAATAGGTTTTAATGCAACTTGACCTACCGTTTCTGGTGAGCCAAGTCTATTGTTCACTGCTCTTTCGATTTCATGCTCTTCTGCTCGTTCGGTTGGTCCCATAACTTCACCTCTCATATAAGTCTCTTTATATTATATACCTTTTCGCCTACAAATAGAACAGAAGCACTTTATATTCTTTCGTATTAAATAATCATGTAAAGGCTCATCACTTCTTTTGATAATAGCTTTATCCTCCCAGAATATAGCGTGAATATCAGGATGTAGTTCTTTAATTTGTTTTTGATTTAACTGCATGTAACTCCTTTAGTTTCTGAGACCAATATAAAAATTGGGATTGTCTATCCTTTTTTAGATATTGATTACTCCATAGAATTATCTCGTCTACCTTATCTTGACCTAATCGTTTAACTTGCCATTGGTAATGCTCTCCAGGATGAGCTGTGAAGTACATGTGACATCCCATACATAATGCGCACACGTTATCTTCATTAAATCGAGTATTCTCTTTACCCCTTCCTTGGAAGTGAGACGCTTGAAGAGAAACTGGGAGACCTTTAGAGTTTAACTCTACTGGAATTAGACATCGTAAACATCTCCCATCTTTCAATCGAATATATTGAGAAAAGACTTTATCTGCTTTGTCAATCTTTATTTTGAAGGACATTTAGCAGTCGTATGAGTTGTTAAGTGACAAATATTGCATGGCTTTTTGAAGACCGCCATTATCGCACTAGTCTTCTTAGTTTTTCCATGAACCAATTAGAGTGTTCTTCATATTCTAGAACTGTATCTTTTAGAGAAGTGCTATACTTAATTCGTTGACTTACTTTCATATCGTTCCAGTTCTTCCACGACTTAGCTTTGTTTATCTTCCGAATAGTCTCTACAGACAAATCATGTAAATTAGCTACTGTATCTTTATGTAGACCTACTTTAAGGTCTCTTTTGACTCTGTTAAATACTACCAGATTGATTTTACTTGCACCCATGATACCCTCAAACTTTCTTGATTAAAGTGAATGATGAAAAATAATTTACGTTTTTGCCATTAGGTTGTAGATTTACGTCTAATACGTTGCCTTTCTTGAGAGCTTGCTCCCATTTAGTTACCTCTCGTGGAAATTTAGTATTCAAATTAACATAATAGGACTTATTGTCATCCAGACCTTTGAGTGTTACTCGTCTTACAGATGTATCGTCATATTTAGAGTCTACCCATTTACCTTCAACCCATACTGCGCATTTCATTTGATTTCTCCTAGCATTAACTCTTCGATAGAAGGAAATGGTACATGTATTCCTAGTCTTTCTCCGAGATGTTTATTTATTGTGTCGAATACTTCATCTATTTCTTTCGTAGTAAGATCTTTAGTCGATGTTTTATGTAATTGAGCTTGCTGAATAGGTCTCCAGAGGTATTCTTTAACTGTTACTGGATTCCATGGTATATCGACTTCAGGTTTTAGAGTTTTTTTCATATCAAGCCCGTGCTCATTTAACTCTTCAGCCAATAAGTTGAATAGAACATGCAACGCTCGATTCTGTTGATTAGTTCTTACAGGATAAGTTTTCATTAGAAAGCCAGTCTCTCGACTATTTGCTTAACTTCTTCGAGTTGGTCAAGTTGGAATTGTAGATATTTCTCTGGTAGTTCTCCAAGGTCTTCTCGCTTGACAATAACTATATGCATTTGAACTGCTTCAATGCGAGGGTCGTAGAATACGAAGAATAATTCTTTTAAGTCAGGATTAACAATGAAGTATTGTAACATCTGAGCTTCATACTCAACTGGGACCTTATCTTCTATCGCCGCTTGAAGGTGTCTCGCGCTACTCAGGCACTTTATTTCAATAGCTTGAGTATACTTACTACCTTTCTTAATAAGACCGTCTGGTGAATTTATAATGTTAGGATATTTATCATGTACACATACTCCTACCCGCTCAACTTTTAGACCTGTTTTCTTCTCGAAGACTTCAATTGCTTCTTCTTCGAGTCGTAGGCCTCGCTCCATTCGGTTCTCTTCATCAGGTTCGATAGCGATGTTTTCAGCTATCAACTCATAGAAACCTAACTTTCGAGTGCCCCTTTTGGAGTATAGTTCTCCGAGCATGGTTCCTGAGATTTTACCTTTACGATATGCTAACCATTCGGTTGACCCTTGTTGTAGCGGTATTATCTTCATTTTGAAGTCCTTAAGTGATTACCAATATTATCAAATAATGCGTGACAACTTTTACACAGTCTTGCCCAATCTGATATATCTTTTTTATATTCACCAGAAATGTTTGCCCAATCTATTGATTTTCCATAAAGATTAGATTTGTTGCAATTTTCGCAAGTATCAGGCTTACCAAGTTGTTTTTTTACCCAATCATGTAATACAAAATAACTATTTCTGTCAGGATTCCATCTTGGATGTTTTTCTCCTGTTACGCCACATGAATTACCTTTATTTGATTTACTAATGTTATTTTTGTGCTCTTGGGTTAGTGTAATTTTTTTTCTATTAGGATATTTTGCACCCGTTTTACTTAAACGAATTTTATTTAACGACTCTTCGGAATGTTTACTACCTTTAATCATGACTATTAAACTTTTCTTTAAGTTTATCTTTTGTATCAATAATTTCTTTTTCCTTGATAAGTGGTCCTAGTGACATAAAGACTTCTTTGAGGTCTTCATAATTTGTACAATCATTAAGTGATTCAACCGCATATTGTATAGCGTCTTCTTTTTGTTGTTTTTGATAATCCTGAAAGGCTTCCATTTCTTCGCTTGAAGCAATACTGCCTCCTGCCATATACCCCAACTGTGCAAGTGCTCTTCCCAATGCTATCGTCTCAATTTTTTCATAAGCTTTAACGCCTACTGTTTTACCAAGTGCATGACCTGTTGCATCTGCTGAACCTCTAGATTCTTTTGTATTACCAATTGCTTTTAACACTTCAAGATAGTCTGATTTATCTTTCCATACCCATGCTGTAAATTCAAGCATACCATCTTCTCTGAAGTTTGGCTCTGTTTCTGTTTTACCATTTGGACAAGCTTCTCTAAATAGTTTAAGTCGTTCTGGTACTGTTGCGTATTCGACGCCGTTTCCTATAGTTGTAGTCTTAGTTCTCATTATCAATTACTCCTTCTGCTTGTTCAATTAACTCTTCAAATTCGCTTTGTTTAGATAAAAGCCATATTGCGTCTTCTTTTGTATTTAGATTATATCCACCAGCTTCAATGACTTCTAGGAGTGATACACTCATCGTAAACCTACTTGAGAATGCTTAAACCAATTACAGTTAGGGTTTTTACATTGATTCATTGGTTGATTACTGATACATTCGATTTTTTTAAGTTTTATTTTATTAATAAGTTTTTTTATTGTTTTCATTGTATGCTCCTTACTATGTTTAACAAGTATAACTATACACAGTTTCTTGAGATTGTACACTACTTTTTTGAAAAAAGTGCTCTTTTTGATTAAAAACTGTTGTTTTTTTCATATATGCTTGCCTAAGTATTCTATTGGATTGTCGGAAATCACCATTTGTTGAAGCCGGTATTGCCATATAGGTTTAATATCTAAATTCTGAGTGCCAGCAAATCTTTTGTTAAGTTCTTTTGGTACGATGAATGTTTCATGATGTAGTTCTTCACCCCACAGAGCCTTGGCAAAGTCGTGGTTGAAGATAACATGTTCTATGTCTTGTATTACTTCCTGCCCATCATTGTTAAGCCAGCGTACCCATACTTGACCGTTTCTGATAGTAGGTTTAATTCTTGTGACATCCTGAATACCGTCAGGTTTATAACCACCATCAATTGCATTCTGGATCGCTTTTTCTAGTACCTCTTTCATATATCCCCCTTTAGTCCTCTGGGAGGAGTGTTTTCAAGTTCCTTGAGGCGGTCCAATATGTCTTGGTAGTTACACATGGAATCACCCGAGCACCATTCTTTAGCCTTATTAAGCTCCTCAATCCTAGCCTCTCTTACCTGTTCTTCTATGTAGAGGTTAAGGGCTTGCTCTGCTCTTTTGATTGAGATTTCAGATTGTTTGTAGTAGTTGTCCTTGTTCTCGTCATCAGGACTTGTCTTGCCAGCCAAAAATGCTATCCAGCCGACTTTGTTTAGTAGCTCTTTGATGTCCAGAGTATCTGTGCTCACGATTCAACCTCCCTATTAAGCTCTTCTATGCGATTGTTTATCGTGTCTTCGTTCTTCACGCACTCTTTACACTCTGTTTCCATAACAAGGGTAGGGGTAAGCGTTACAATCTCATCAATCCTCTCTCTATTACCGTAGGTGTGGAATAGGGCTAGGAGTTGGTCGGTTTGTTCTTCTCGTATTTCGTGACGAATAGACCGTTGAACTCTAATATCATTGTCGGCCAGCTTATTATTCGGGTGGCGAAGTATTGTATATATCGCCTCTCTAAGTTGTTTAT